CGCCTGCTGTCGCTCGAGCAGAAGCAGGGCGCGCCGCGCGGCAACGAGGGCGCGGTGCAGACCATGGGCGCCGAGTTCACTGCGGCCGATCAATACAAGGCCTTTGTCGGCGGCCAAGTGCGCACTGTGCGCATCGAGCTGAAGAACACCACCATCGGCAGCGACACCACGGTGGCGCCTGATCGCCGCCCCGGTGTGACCAGTGGCGCGTTCCGCCGGTTCCTGGTTGAAGGCGCTATGAACGCGCTGCCCACCTCCAGCAACGCGGTCGAGTTCACGCGCGAAGCCACCTTCGTCAACAACGCGGCAGAGACGGCCGAGAACACCGCCAAGCCAGAGACCGATGTCACGTTCAACTTGCAGACCGCGCCCGTGCGGACCATTGCACACTGGACCCGCATCAGTCGCCAGCTTGCGGCAGACGCGCCGGCCGTGGCCGCGTACATCAACACCCGCATGCGCTACGGCGTCGATCTGCGAGTCGAGAACCAGCTCATTAACGGCAACGCCAGCGGTGCCAACCTGTCCGGCATCTTCCACACCGGCAACTTCACGCCGCACGGCTACACCGCCGCCAGCATGACCGCCTGGGTCGGCAACCCGCAGCGCTTTGACCTGATCCGCCGCGTGATCGGTGACCTGCAGGCCGCTGACTACCCGCCCAACGCCATCCTGCTCAACCCCACCGACTGGGCGGTGATCGAGGTCCTCAAGGACACGCAAGGCCGCTACCTGCTCGGCAACCCCAGCAGCGCCGCGGCGCCCGCCATCTGGGGCATCCCGGTCATCCCGACCAACGCCGTCACCGCCGACACGTTCCTTGTCGGCGCACTCGACATGGCCGCCACCATTTATAACCGTGATGGTGTGGCCGTGGCCCTGTCCGAGGAAGACGCGAGCAACTTCACGACCAACCTCGTCACCATTCGCGCCGAGCGGCGCCTGGCGCTCGGCATTGAGCGCCCGGCTGCTCTGCGTGGCGGCGACCTGACCCCGGCCTAATCGGCCGTCCGCATCGCAGTCGGAGCACGTCATGCAGCGCATCAAATTCAAGACCACCGTGTTCAGCACCACGTTCGGCACGCTGGCTGAGGGTGATCTGCTCACGTGCTCCGCTGCGCATGCGGAGCATTTTGTTGACGAGTTGAAAGTCGCCGAGCGTGTGCTGCCAGCCGCTGCTGTTGCGCCTGCGGTCGAAGCAGAACAGGCCATGCCTGCCGAAGCGACAAAGGCTCGCAGGCGCAGCGGTTCCGCTAAGTAGCCCTGCCCAGCCGCGAGCGCATCTAACCCTTCAGTGGGCAGCAGCAAGCCCCTTTGCCGGCGCCGGGTTCAACCCCGCGCCGGTCTTTCATTCTGAGAAGGTCGCATGGACCAATTCTTCGCCAACGGCAGGCAGGGCCTCGGCACTGGCCTGATTGACCTCGACACCGCCGTCCTGAAGGCAGCGCTGCTGCGCGGCTACACCTACAACGCCGCGCACACGTTCGTGAGCGACGTTACTGGTGCGGGCGGCACGCTGGTTGCCACCAGCGCCGCACTCGGCGGCGTGTCGTTCGCTGACGGCGTGCTCGACGCCAACGACGTTACCTGGACCGCAGTGGCTTCGGGTGCCGCCATACCTGACATCCTGCTATTCCAGTCGAGCGCGGTCACCGGCGGTGCAGACGTTGCCGCCAGCGCCCAGCGCGTGGTCGCCATTCTCGACGGCCGGTTCCGGTTCACGGTGGCCGCCAACGCCTCCAGCGGCGCCGTAGCTGTCACGGTCGACGCGCTACAACTCGGCATCGCCAACGGCGCTCAGGCCACGCTCATCAGTGGCACCGGCCCCGCCACCATCACGCTGTCGTCCGCCGCAAGTGCCGGCGCGCGGTCGATCACTGTATCCGCGCTCGGCAGTGCCGCCAACGCCGAGGCGGTGTACGAGGTCGCCTACAGCGGCAGCAACCTACCAATCACGCCCAACGGCGGTGACATCACCGCGGCGTGGAGCAACGGCGCCAACCGCATCCTGCGAATCTAGTCATGGCCAACAACGTCATCCTGCCTGGTAGCGGCGAGCCGGTTGCGACCGACGAAATCGGCACGTCTCCGAACAATGCCCACTATCAGCGCATCAAGGTCACCGACGGCCTGGCCGATTCGACGACGCCTATGCGCGTCCTGTCGAAAAATCCGCTATTCACCGACGCGGGCGCAGTAGTACGGCAAGCGCCGTGCGATATCTGGGCGGTCGGTTTTGCTGCATCTGGATCGAGCCTGCTTTCGCCCGAATTCACGCAGCGCCGGCTCGGCACCGGCGTTGGTGTCACGCAAGGGTCAAGCAACCTGCTGGTGACGACCGGGACGACCGCCAACAGCGAATTTCTTGCGCGCTCGACGCAGGCGTTTATGGGCGCGTTCACGGCGCGCGCTAAGACCATCCTTAGTCAGCGGATCGCCAACAATAACTTCGTGGCGATGCTGGCCGATCTGGTCGGCGAGGGATTGTCCTGCACGATCAACAGCGCGACAAGTATCAGCGTCACGCTGACCGCGCACGGATTCACGGCCGAGAACGTCGGCCAAAGCATGTTCGTTGGCGCGATCAACGGCGCGAACGGCGTGCCCGGTCGTTATGCCATCGCGTCTCTACCTAACGCGAACACGATCAACTTCACCGTCGCCGGCTGGCCTGCGAGCGGTAGCTGCACCGTCGATTTGTTCGGTCTGAACTACATCCGCACGCTGTACACCGGCACGACCGCGACCAACGCATCTGTCGATGCACAGCGGCGCGGCTGGAATAGTGGCGACACCACCGCGACCATCAACACGACCGCGTCACCGGGTCACGTCATCCAGATGTACACGGATGGTCGCAATGTCAGCTTTTCCGACGCGCTAGTCGCGTCAAGCACGACGCCGACCGTCACGACCCGAGCGAGCCGGATCGAAAACATTCCGGACGATGACGTAGACCTGTATTTCTACCTGTGGTCGTTCAATGGCGCGACCGCGCCTGCCAGCACAACCACCTGGACGGTTGGATTCGTCGCGGTCGAGGATACGGTCAACGCGCCTACGTTTATCGCTGGCGTGCGCCCGCTGGGAGCACAAGCCGCGCTGCCTGTCACGTTCCCCGCCGCGCAGGCGGTAACGGTGTCAAGCGGCACGGTTACGGCAACTGTCGCCAATGCCACGATTGCGGCAGGCACGGCGGCTATCGGCGACGTCGGCGTGCAGTACCGCGGCAGTGCGACGGGCGCCGGCACGCCGGTCAATCTCAACTGCCCGGCCACACCGGCCGCGCAGGCCATCAAGGCCTCGGCTGGGCGTGTGCTCAAGCTATTTGCCGCCAACAGCAACGCGGCGGGGCGCTTCGCCAAGATTTTCAACACTGCCGCCGGCTCCGTGGTGCTGGGCACCACGTCAGCGGTGCTTGACATTCCGCTGCCGCCCAACAACGTGCCCGTAATGATCGACTTGGGTGAGGGCGGTGCTGGTTTCGCCACGGCCATCAGCATCGCCATCACCGGCGCGCGCGGCCTGACCGACAACACCGCCGTCACGCTCAATGACGTGACTGGTTTCTTGACCAACGCTTAACGGAGGACCACCATGACGACCAAAGCAGCCAGCATCGAAGTTTACGTGCGCGACAACGCAGAAGGCACCATCGGCGGCACGCCGTTCGGCATCCTGACCGTGGAGAGCGCGCAGGGCACCACCGACGATGAGGGCGCCACGGTCGTCATCGGCAACGGCTATGTCCCGAGCATCGGCAACGCCGCACCGGCTGACATCAAGGTCACCGTGCACGCGCCCCCGGTGGAGAAGCAGCCCGCCGAGCTCTTGAGCCGCGTCGATGACGCCGTCGAAAACACCAGCACCCTGACCTTCAACCTGACGCCGTAACCCCATGCTGCTGCTGCTGCTAAACCAGCCGGCCAGCGGCAGCACGGCGACCGTCAATGTTGGCGGTACTGCCTCTAGGGAAGAGCCCGGCGGTGCGCAGGTTTCTGGCAGCGCTGTAACGCTGTCGGTCGGCGGGTCGGCTGAGGTATCTGGCAGCGGCGGTCTCGTCGCCACGCTCAGCGGGGTTTCGCTCGTCGTTGGTGGGACCGCGCAGCCAGAGGTCGCTGGCGGTTTCGCTGCCGCCGCTGGCGTTGCCACTTTGCAGGTTGGCGGCGCTGCCGAGCCCGACCGCGCGGGCGGCCTAGTCGCCGCGCTCGGTGGGGCGGCTCTTGCCCTTGGCGGATACGCTGAACGCGAGGGCATTGGCGGCATCGCCCTCGGTGCCGGCGCAGTATCGCTCGCCATCGGCGGTGCGCGCGAGATTGAGCGAGCCGGCGGCGCGGTGATCGCCTTTTTGTCCGGCAATGCGCTGCAGCTCGGAGGCGTTGCAGAACCGGCTCGCGCGGGGGGCGTTGATGTGCTGAGGCTTCGCATGCCGCCTGCGGGCGGTAGCGGCCGGCCGCGGGCGGAACGTGACCAGCGGCCCGTCCAGATCAACACCGCGCGCCCGGCGCAACAGAACACCACGAGGAACTGATGGGACTTGTCCGCGAATCTGGTCCTAGTAGCGAGCCCGTCACGTTGGCTGAAGCCAAGCTGCACTTGCGTGTTGACGGCGCTGATGAAGACGCGCTGATCGGCGTGTTCATCACTGCTGCGCGCGAGTCTGCCGAGCAGGAGCTTGGCCGCTCCATCATCGCTACCACCTGGGCGCTCACGCTCGATGCGTTCCCGACCAGCATCCGGCTTCCCATGCCGCGCGCCACCGCCGTTACGCGCATCGACTATCTTGATGCCGACGGCGTCGCGCAAGTTATGAACCCCGTCGGCTACCAGCTAATCGCCGCCAGCGAGTTTGAGGCTTGGATCGAGCCAGCCTACGGCTACGCCTGGCCCGCCACGCGCCAGCAGCCCGAGGCCGTAAAAGTCACCTACGTGGCCGGCTGGACCAACGCGGCTGCGGTGCCGGCCGCCATCAAGAGCTGGATGCTGCTGGCTATCGGCGACATGTACGCCAACCGCGAGCGCAGTTCCGATAAGCCCGTTGTGCCGCACGGCTTCGTGGCTGGGCTTTTGGACCCTTACCGCGTGTGGGGTGTGTGAGGTGCGCGCCGGCCTGCTGGACCAGCGCGTCACCCTTGAGCAGCCGGTCGAGGTGCGCGACGCTGACTACGGCACCGCCAACAAGACCTGGTCGCCCGTGGCCACCGTGTGGGCCGCCGTCGAGCCGCTGTCCGGGCGCGAATTCATTCTCAACCAGGAGCAGCAGAGCGAGCTCACCGCGCGCGTGCGCCTGCGTTACAGCACGGAGGTCGCGGGCATCACGCCAAAGATGCGCGTCAACTTCGGCGGCCGCCTGCTGCAGATCAATGCCGTGATCAACCCGCTGCAGGCGAACAAAGAGCTGCAGCTCATGTGCGCCGAGTACCGCGCCACCTAGCGATTGCCCATGCCCGTCCAGTTCAACGTCAAAATCCAGGGCTTTGACATCCTGAAGCAGCGCCTCTCCGCGCTGCCGGAGCGCCTGCGCCGCAACATCATGCGCGGCGGCATGCGCGCTGCGGTGGCCATCATTCGCAAGGCCGCGCGCGCCAACGCGCCGGTGGGCCGCACCGGCAACCTGCGCCGCTCCATTCGCGTGAGCACCCGCGCGTTTCGGGATGGTCGTGTCGAAGGCACCGTCAAGGCCGGCGGCAAACTTGCGTACTACGCCAATATCGTCGAGGTCGGTGCCAAGCCGCATGAGATCCGCGTCACGCGCGCCGCCAACGCGCTGAACATCGGCGGCCGCGCGCTGGTGAAAAGCGTGCAGCACCCCGGCTTCCAGGGCCGCCGCTACATGGAGCGCGCCGCCAAGCAGTCTGAGGTGCCGGCCAGCAACGCCTTTGCCGCCTACGTCAACAACCGCGTCGGCATCTTTCTCGCCACCGGCCGGGACCGCTGATGCGTGCTGAACGAGCTGTCAAGGCCCTGCTGGACGCAGCCGCCGGCGTGACCGCCATCGTCGGCAGCGGTGCTGCGGCCCGCATCTACGGCGGCGCCGCGCCGCAAGAGACCAGCGCCCCGCTGGTCATCTACAGCAAGCAGAGCGGCGAGCGCGAGCCCGTGCTCGACCAAGTGGCAGAGCGCCGCGTCGACAGCCTGATCGACGTGCTGGTGGTGGCCACCACCTACGCGCAGCTCAAAACGCTGGGCGAGGCCGTGCGCCTTGCGCTCAACGGCAAGAAGGGCACCTTCGGCGGCACTGCGGTGCTGGACATCGTCATCGAGAACGAAAGTGCAGACCAGTTCGAGCCGCAGCTCGAGGAGTTCGGTCAGGTTTGGACCTTCCGTGTGATGCACACGGAGTAAATCACTTCAGGAGATCAGCATGGCACGTATCATCGTCAACGGCAGTGTCCCGTCCATTGCCGCCACCTTTCGCACTGCCGCCAACATCACGGCCATCAGCAACGCCAACCCGGCCGTCGCCACGCTCGCGGCGGCGCACGGCACTGTCGTCGGCGACTATGTCGAGATCCTCAGCTCGGGCTGGAGCCGTGCCGTCGGCCGCGTGTTCCGCGTCAGCAATGTGGCCACCAATGACGTCACGCTCGAAGGCTTTGACGCCAGTAGTACCGCCACCTTCCCCGCCGGCCAGGGCGCGGGGACCTTGCGCGCCGTGCTCACTTGGGCCGATCTGCAGCAGATCAACGAGCTCAACGTCACCGGCGGCGAGCAGCAGTTCCAGGAAGGTCAGTACATCGACAACCCGCTGCAGTTCCGCTTCCCCACCAATCAAACGCCGATCGATGTCAGCTTCAATGTCGACGACGAT